GCACTGACAAATGCTCTCTTAAATTTTGTGTATTCTTTTTGACTGTATTTTATTGCATTGATAATATTAACGTTACTTTTGTTTAAAAGATATGTTGCAAGTCCTATTGGTCCAGAATGTTTTACAAACTTTCTACCATATTCAGATGCATTAGGGAAATCCCTCAGGTTGCTTACCCCTGGAGTATTGCCAACAACACCGGGCAGTTCACTTGTAATACTTTTTACATGGTCATTAATCTGACCTGTTGTAAAAGTTGTTACATCATCATTTAATGGATTTCCTTGCAAATTAGATGGCATTTCATAAAAGCCATTCGCATTTTTTACTGTTGCACTTCTTGATTTTATTACCACTACATCATCAACTTTTAAGGCTTTCGTAAATCTTACGTATGCTATTTGATTTACTCTATGGAATGTCCAATCTGTATTTTCAACTTTTTGTTTGTCATTTACAAAAACTTTAGCAGTAAGATCATTTAAATCACCACTGTTGTTGTAAACGTCTATGGAAAAGTTGTTTAATAATTTAGATGTTGCTGTGTACTGTCTTACAACTTGTTGATAACTTTCAGTTGGTGCTTTTTGCCAGCCATTTACTGTTGTGAATGTTGATCTGTCTGTGTATTTTCTTAAAAATGCAGTATTAGTCGATTTTGTTGTTTGTGCTTGATTGTCTACATAAACAAAAGAACTGTTTGCTAAATTATAATCAAAAACAATATCTCCTATGTTTTCAACATTTAGGTATGTCAAAGGAAAACCTAATTCTGTATCGTTAGTGCCTGTGCCTTCTTTGTAAGAAAATATTTTGTTTCCCACAAAATTAGAGTTTGCGTAAGTTGTAGACGCATAACTGTTACCGCTTTTGTCGTATAATTCAAATAATGGTGCTTGGTTTACTTTTGTTTTTTCTTGTGTAAGTTTCCAATCTGTTCCATTATAGTAATAAATTTTTCCTGCATTGTTTGTTCCGTTACGTACAAGAACAGTTTCATCTGTCAAAGCAGGACTAGTAGTTGTTTCTACTAGACTAATTTGATTCGTTGTAACTTTATTTTTCGTGAACGCTAAAATTTTTACAGTGAAAATTTTATTTTGTACTAGAGGATCTATATCTTTTGTAAACAAAACTTTCATTCCATCAGTTAAATTTACTCCGTCGACAAAATATCCTGTTGCTCCTTCGACGTTGCTCATTACGTCTGTTGTCTTGTCATCAATTAAATCTACAATGCCTTTTGAAGATGTACCAAATTGGTATAATTTAAGTCCCGCTTCAAATTCAATAATGGGTCTTCTTGCTCTTAAAGTCTGATCGATATTTGGAATATTACCATTTGCTGTTGCACTTGCTTCTATAACGGATTTGTGTATCCATCTATTGTGTCTACTCCACGGATTTCTATCTGATGATGCTTTGTTTATAACAACATAATCCTTGCTTACAGCATAAGAAGTAGCAGTACCAAATCCAACTGTGTCAAAGTTTACAGTATCAAAAGGTATTTGTGATTGTTGGGTGTAAGAACTTACAACTTCCAAGTCCTGTACATTAATAAGTTTGATTGCTTCACCCACGCCCTCTACATAATATTCTCCTTCTGCATAAGTTGTTGGTGTTACTGTACCTCGAAAATTTACTTTCATTCCATTTGAAAGTGCAGTACCATTGCCTAAAGTATAATCTTTTTTACCAATGACATCGCTGTCTACATCAATTGCTGAATTTTCAGCAATGTTATAAACTTGAATTATTCCAAATGTGTTTATATCTGTGCTTGAACCATAGTATAATGTGTTTGGTGTATCGTCTCCAACTACAAAAGTGATTGTGCCTTTTTCTATTTTTTGTCCACTTACTCCTGAATTATAGTTGTAACTATCATCAAGATTACGTTCAGTTTTAATTGTAAAAGGAAAACCTTGTGTGTCTATTTCAAATTTATAAGTTTGTCCTCTGTATAATTTTATTGTAGGATTAGAAGTTAATCCGTCTGGCGTGAACACATAAGCATAGTTGTCGCCTGCATCTGATTTTGTAACTGTATATGTGCTGACTACACTTCTTTGTTGTCCTGTAACCGTAACTGTATCTGCTCCGTATGGTAACCAAAAGTATTCTCTGTAATTTACAAATTTGTCCCAATTAATTTTTGGAGACCATGCGTAATATTCTTGGGCGTTAAGATTACTATGATTATCGGCGTAGCCGCCTAAATTTTTAATTTGGTTGAAATAGTCAATATAGTCTGAGTAAAAATTTACGTTTCCCAAACTATCTTTTTGTACAATGCTTGGTTCTAGTTTATAATTTTCTCTATCATTGTTTACTTCCGACACATACAAATCACCCGCTTGGTAATTTGGAGTATCTTTCCTACCGTAGTAGGCATTTATTTTTTCAAGTTTACCTTGGGAAATAAGTTGATCTACTGTGCTGTGTAGGAATTTGTTGTTTACCGGTGTACGAAAATACTTGGGTAAAAATTCTGCTGACTTTCTATCTGAATTATTTGACCCAGTTGGTAACGGAAATTCCTGTTGATCTTTGTCGTATGCCATTAATATCCACTTCCTCCACTAGAGCCTCCTGATGATCCTGAACTCGAACTTGTACTAGTGCTTGTTGAAGTGGACGTAGATGATGACGCACTGCCTAGTGTCAATGTGCCACTCAATCCTGTGTCTGATGATGTGCTTGTAACAATTGAACCTGACGCTTTCAAGTTACTTGCTGTGATGGCATCAATTATTTGTACATCTGTTACTTTAGCACCACTGATGAATATTTCATCATTTTCACTTCTTAATTCATATAAACTTCCAAAAGTCTGTGATCCTGCGTTTGGCACAATTACAAATGTTGAAATGTCAGGCGCAAGTGTGTTCATCACAAATGTGCTTAATTCTGTAAAGAAGAAAGTGTCGCCGAACTCCCAGTTGTCCAATGAAAAGAATAAATTCATTGCTTCAATTACTCTGCTTTTTATGTCAGCATCGTTGGTTACCTGATCTGGATTTTTTACAACTTTAAATGTAGCCTGCAGGCTTGAATCTGCACTTGATCCAAACAACACTTTATATTTCACTGGATGATATATTACTGTGTCACTTATGGATTTAATTGGGGCTAATGCAGTATTGAAATTCGTGAACAGTGAATCACTGCTTGGCAATAATGGTTTAGTTGCGTTTGTGCCATCTAACCATAGTCTAAAGTCAGTGTCATATGTTCTTGTTAAGATGTACATATCGATAATGTTTGACGCACTTGGATCTAGTCTAGTGTTGCCATCAACTGTGTGTACGTACTGAAATTTTACTTTGTCTCTACCAACGTGAGCAACATAATTTGTTACATCTACTGTTGTGTTGGACGTTGTATTAATCTGTTTGAAAGAATCACTGTCTACGAGATACACAATGTCACCGTCAGTGTAGTCACCTATTGTGCCGACACTTGTTTGTCTAACATATATTTTTTCTGTTGCGGCATCAACATAGTCATATCTTGTTGTGCCTGTGCTTCCTGTAATTAATTTTTGGAAAACATATTTTGTTAATGGATTTGTTGATGGATCTACAACATGATTGAAAGCATCTGGATTATCCACTATACCATCTTGGTCACTGTCGTATTGACTCAATTCAATCTTAGAACTGTCAACATAACCTTCTGCGTTTCTAAATTCTGTGGACACACTGAAATTTAAATCTAAATTAAAGTTTGCAGTTGAATCTGGTTTTGTGTTTACAGCCAACACAGCAATTTTATCTTGCAGTGTTTTACCTGTTTGAACATTGAAGTTTCTATCTGCACTGTCATAAAAGAATCTAACTTCTTTTTTACTTTCGAACACATAACGTAATCCTCTTGAAGTGACTGTGTATGTGGAACCATTAGTGATAAATCTTATGATCCAACTTGCGTCTAATTGTTGATTTGTAAGATCTCCTGTTTTTCCTGTGCTAAACACACCGTAAACATTTAGATTATTTTCATCAATCACCTGCCATTTTCTTGTGGCTACGTCATATCTTAATCCAAAATTATTGTATGCAAATGCTTGATCAATTATTAATGTTTTTACATCATCACTTAATTGTTTACTGAACTTAGGTAAAATTTGTGTTGCTATTGCGTTTGTTGGTATTACATCATTTAATTTAATTGCTCCATCACCTGTGCTTGAATTTGTCACTCCATCGTTCAATACACTTACAACTGATGTCCATTTATAGGTTACAGCATTAGGATGGTCAGCCGCTCCTTGCATCAATCCGTGTTCATTGTTAGCCATGAAATGGAATCCTGCAGGTGCCTCAAATTTTATCATTGCACCTGGTTCTACATACTTCATCTGACTGGCTGTAAAACTTCCTACTTGATAATTTGTTGCAGTAGAACTGTTTGTGAACTTACCTGTGGATAAATTTGTTGCTGATGTAACTTGATTCCAAGTGGCATTTAAATCTGTTAATAAAATTTTTGGAAATTTTTCAATATAATAGTTTCTAGTTTTCTTGTCACTCAACAATGGTTCAATTTTGTTTGCAATTACACCTTCTACATCTGTTTGTGTACTAAAATTAAAACTGTCTAAAGTTTCTGTATCTTCTTTATAGATAGAACCATCTGCTCCAAAAATATTTGTGTTACTGTATTTTCCTGTGCTATCTATTAAATCAAAATATCTTGATATTCCACTAGACGTTCTATTTGTTGCTTTTACTTTTACTATCTCTTGATTTGTTCCTAGTGGTGCTACGTTGTAATCTTCTCCAGTAATCATTCTGTTTTGAGTGTAATAAGTTGCTGGAGCATTTTGTTTAATATTTTCGCTTGATTCAGATGCTGTTGAATTATCTACAGTGTACTGTAATCCAAATGTCAATGTCATAGTTTCAGTTTGACCATTTGCAGAAGTATAATCAATGTCTATTGAAATATTTTGCATATCTTCTGGAGTAATTCTTATCGAACGGTTTGCACTTGTTCTGTAGTAAACTCTAAAAGAGCCTTGTGGTAAATTTCCAAAAGTGCCATCAGCAAATTTTATTTCTACTCTGTCACCGTTTTTTGTTAATACAGTGTAAATGTTTTTTATATTTTTTGCAGTTGAATTATAAATTACATTATTTCCTAATGTTGATTCAACTTTAGTCCAAAGATTAGTTTCAACTCCATCTCCATCTAATCCCCATAGCCAAACATCAGTGTTGTTTACATTATTTGCATCAACTGAAACTGTTTGATTATTTGAAGGAGTTACTAAATTAAAATCACCTTGGTCTAAAACACCTTGTCTAAAATGCACAAAAAATCCTGTGTTGTTACTTGCACTACCTTTACCATCATCTCTATGAATAATTCTAAATGGTAATCCTGCTTGTGGAGTTTCTTCTGTGATTGCATTTGAATCAAATCCTGTTGATACTAAATCGAAATCCAAATTCAATCCATCTACATTTTTTGTAAATGAATACACAGGTACATCTGAATTAGCAGAATTAAATCTGTATTGATTAGTTGGTATAGAATCTATTGTTCCGCTTTTTACAGGACTGCCAAATTTTTCATTCTCAGATAAAGCCGCATTTAATACTTTTGTAAACTGTTCGTTCCAGTTTGCATTACCTGAATCGTTCCAGGTTACAGTTTGTCCAGACAAATTTAAATTATTGCTGTCTACAATATTTTGTGTAGTTGATACAGCAACTAATTTTAGTAAGCCGTTTGCAGTTTGGTTACGTGTTGCGTTGTAACTTATGAGTCTTGCCAATCTAAGAACACTATCTCGTCTGTCTGCAAGTTCTAAAAAGTTCTCACGTGCATTTAAATCTATTCTGTATGATATATTTTGTCCAAGAAAAGCAACTAAATCTATTAGTGCAAGATACTCTGAGGACTCTATGTAATCGTTGAAATCTTCAGGATAGTTGTCACGTAGATATTGAACCATTGTTCTACGTAAAGTATCAAAATCGTAACTTTGGAATTCTGCGTTTTTGTATGATTGGTATACTCTTTTCCAATCTTCTGCTAATAATAATCTGTTTAATCTATCTGTTGATGACATTGACTTTCCTTTTTATACCATTATTTATTTGTGTAAGTAAACTACGCATTTAATTCATTAATCCATTCTTTTCGTCAAAAGTCAATCTAAGTTTCTCTGACACATTATATTTGAGATATTTTAGATCAACTTCAATCTGTATACCCGCTTCAAAGGGTGTAATGATCACCTGAGTTGCTCTTACCCTTGGATCGTGGTTGATTATATTCAATACATCTTGTTTAATTGCTTCTTCTAGATCCTCGGTCATTGGATCATGAATAATATCCCAAATTATTGTACCAAATGTTGGATTTTCAAGTTTTTCACCCTGAGATATATGGAAATGGTTGATGATGTCTTGTTTGATAAGTCCCACATCATACAAGCCAAATTTTTGATTATCAGAGTTGGCTGTGCTTATGCCTCTATATGCTCTCTGTGTAGGAGTTGCTATAGGCAAAGTGCCTTTGCTTACTGTAACATCTTTATATAATTTTTTCTCTGACATACTACTATTTACGCTCCTTAGGTCCTTGCATTTTTAAATGTGTCTGGAATGTT